TACACAAGAGTAAAACGTCTTATAGTTACTATGTAGATGATCATGCAAAAGATTTTGACGCAATTGTTGATAATGTAAACAGTATCAACAAAGAAGTAATCAAAGAAGCACGGAAAAATCGTGCAGATAGACTGCAACGTGCGGCTTTTGCAAAAAATGAAGATAGAAAATTAAAATTAGCACACTTTGCAATTGATCCTGAGAGTTTTGAATTACAGGATTTAGTATTTAGAGTGATGACATTTGAACATGTTCCACTTGACCCAACTAGAAAGAAAAACCCTAAATCAGTTGCAGACCATCATAGCAAGTGTTTGTTTCCACCTTACTTTCATTATAGGTATAACAGTGAAGACGAGCTAGAACTGTGTGGCAAAAGTCATTGGAAAGGTGGACTTGAAAATGGACACTTTAGCCAAGAACATGGACGCACAACAAACAAACTTGCAAACATGTATATGAAATTATGCGAACGTTATAGCCACCGATATAATTGGCGTGGTTATACATATGTAGACGAAATGCGGGGACAGGCACTAGTTCAACTAGCACAAATTGGATTACAATTTGATGAATCAAAATCAAATAATCCATTTGCTTACTATACTGCGGCTATAACAAATAGTTTTACAAGAGTACTTAACATAGAAAAACGCAATCAAAATATACGAGATGATATACTTGAAATGAACGATCTTACACCAAGTTACACAAGACAACATTCAAACGAGTTCCCATCAGAATCTAAAGAAGCCAAAAAAGAAACAAATTAAGGTTGACTTTAACATCTTAGTGCCATATACTAAGTGTAGAGCTATGAATTAGGCAGGAATTTGCATGAGTAACTTATTTAAAAAGGCTATTGCTTTTACTGATATACATTTTGGTAACAAGAGTAATAGTTATGCACACAATGAAGATTGTGTTGAATTTGTCGAATGGATAATAAAACAAGGAAAAGAACAAAACTGTGAAACTTGCTTGTTTCTTGGAGACTGGCATCACCATAGAGCAAGTATAAATGTTGCTACATTAAACTATAGCATCGATGCGTTGACTAAACTTAGTCAAGCATTTGATCAGGTAGTTTTTATTCCAGGTAACCATGATGAATACTACAAAGACAAACGAGACTTTAATAGTGTAGCATGGGCTAGGCATATACCAAATCTTAGATTTTTCAATGATATTACAGTGGAAGGTGATGTTGCGATTGTTCCTTGGCTTGTCGGCGATGAGTATAAACAAATGCACAAACTAGAAGCCAAGTATATGATTGGACATTTTGAACTTCCGCACTTTTATATGAATGCAATGATTCAAATGCCGGATCACGGCGAACTAAAAGCCGATGCTTTCCAAGGCATTGAAAGAGTATTCACTGGCCATTTTCATAAAAGACAAGAACGTAAAAATATCACATACATTGGCAATGCATTTCCACACAATTACAGTGATGCTGGAGATGACGAACGTGGATGTATGTTTCTTGAATGGGGCAAGCCACATGTTTATAAAGCATGGGAAAATGCACCAAAATACAGAGTACTAAAACTTAGTAATTTACTGGACAATCCAGACAAACTGTTACTGCCAAAAACATATGCAAGAGTACATCTTGATATTGATATTAGTTACGAAGAAGCAAACTTTATTAGAGAAACTTTTTCTGAACAATATGATGTACGTGAACTAGCACTCATACCACAAAAAACTATTGACACTGACTTTGATGAAACAGTTGACATTAACTTTGAAAGTGTTGACAGTATTGTTTTTAGTCAACTAGAGGCTATTAACAGTGATGTATATGACAATAACCTACTAATGGATATTTACAGGAACCTATAATTGTTTAAACTAGACAACCTCACAGTTAAAAACTTTATGAGTGTGGGTAACTCCACACAAGCAATTGACTTTAACCGAGATGATCTTACACTTGTGCTAGGTGAGAACTTAGACACAGGTGGTGGTGATGCTGGTAGTCGTAATGGTACTGGAAAGACTACAATCATTAATGCATTAAGTTATGCACTATTTGGTAATGCACTCACAAATATTCGTAGAGATAATCTAGTCAATAAAACTAACAGTAAAAATATGTTGGTTACTTGTGAGTTTGAGTTGGAAGGTATAGCCTACCGTGTTGAGCGTGGTAGAAAACCAAATGTACTTAAATTTTATATCAACAACACTGAACAAGAATCTGATGATAATGCACAAGGTGATAGTAGAGAAACACAAAAAGCCATAGAAGAACTTTTGGGCATGAGCCACGATATGTTCAAACATGTTGTTGCATTGAACACTTACACTGAACCATTTCTTAGCATGAAACACAACGATCAACGTGCTATAATTGAACAGTTACTTGGTATAACAATGCTTAGTGAAAAGGCTGATTCTTTGAAAGAACAACTTAAAACAAGCAAAGAAATGATAACACAAGAAGAGTATAACATCAAAAGTGTTGCCGATGCCAATGCTCGTATCGAAGATCAAGTTGAAAGTTTAAAGCGACGACAAAAGTTGTGGTTGGACAAACACAACAAAGAAGTAGCCGAACTTGAAAGTGCAATAACTGAGCTAAGACACATTGATATCAACGAAGAAATTGATGCACATGGCAAACGTAAAGAATACAAGTCTAAACAAAGACTGCAAAAAGAAACGTCAGATACACTAGAAAGATTGCAATCAGAAACAAAACGTAATAACAAGATTATCAAAAAATTACAAAGCGAAATTGAAAGTTTAGAAAATCACAAATGCTATGCTTGTGGACAAGAAATACATGATAACAAGCAACAAGCAGTGATTACAAGTAAAAAAGAAATGCTACAAGAAGCAGTTGAAGTAGTTGAGAATAACAGTATACAAGAAGATACACTTACAAAAACACTGGAAGATATAGGAGATATTGGAGAATTACCAACAGTATTCTATGAATCCTTAGATGATGCTTACAATCATAGAAGCAGTTTAGATAAATTACAAAGTGAATGTAGTAATATACGAAATCAAACAGACCCTTATCAAGAACAGATTCAAGAAATGCAGGATACTGCAATTGTAGAGCTAAATTATAATACACTGAATGAATTAGTTAGAGTTAAAGAACATCAAGAGTTTTTGCAAAAACTACTAACTAGCAAAGATAGTTTTATTAGAAAACGGATTATTGATCAAAATTTAGCATTCTTAAACAAGCGACTAGCATATTATCTTGAACGTATTGGATTACCACATGCAGTTGTATTCCAAAATGATTTGACTGTAGAAATTACAGAACTAGGTCGAGACTTAGATTTTGATAATTTAAGTAGAGGAGAACGCAATAGACTTATACTTTCAATGAGTTGGGCGTTCCGTGATGTTTGGGAAAATTTATATCAACCTATTAATTTGTTGTTTATTGACGAACTAGTAGATAGTGGTATGGATGCAAGTGGTGTTGAAAACTCACTTGCAATACTTAAAAAGATCAGTAGAGAGCGTAAGAAAAGTGTGTGGCTAGTATCACACAAAGACGAACTTGCTGGTCGTGTAAACAACATACTTACAGTAACCAAAGAAAATGGATTCACAAGTTACAATACAGATGTTGAAATAGTATAGGAGAAAATATATGTCAGCACATGACACAATCGTAGAAATGTTTGAAGAATATATCAAGCAACACGAAGAGCTTACTGTTAAAAAGAAAAAAGTAGCAAGTGGCAGAGCTCGTAAAGCACTACAAGCAATTGCAGTAGCATGTAAAGAGCGACGCAAAGAATGTATTGAATTTGTGAAAACACTGTAAGTGATTCAGAAAATACGAATAATATAAAAAATAGCATATATACAAAGCACATGGATTCTTGGTTATACAATAACGAACCTATCGCTGAGTTACCTAAGGATACTGTGGGCTTTGTGTACTTAATCACAAACTTACAAAGCAACAAAAAATATATTGGCAAAAAACTAGCACAATTTAAAAAAACAAGGCCACCACTTAAAGGCAAAAAGAACAAACGCAGAACCAAAGTAGAAAGCGATTGGCAAACCTACTGGGGATCATCAGATCAACTTAAGGCAGATGTAGCAGAGCTAGGCACAAAGAACTTCACTCGTGAAATATTATATTTTTGCAATAGCAGGGGAATGTTAAGTTACCTTGAAGCAAAAGAACAATTTGACCGTGAAGTTCTATTATCAACTGAATATTACAACGGCATAATCAATTGCAGAGTAGGAGCAAGTAAAATCCTACGTGAAGGCATTCAGGCACACAAGCAAAATCAACAATAGTTCAGCACATAAGGTTAGCGGGCCAGTTTTGTAATACCGCCGTGGAAAAAGCATCCATATAGGAGCACACGCAACATACCGATCAACACACCAGAGTGTGGAAGCCATCAAACAAATTGGGCTCACCGGTTAGTATAGATTGAATGCTGTCAATCGAAAAACACAATATAGTTTGAAAAAACCCATGGCAATAGGAACGAGGCGTGGGGTAACATTATATGTATGTCGACGTAGGTTGGGAAAGGTCAGAGCCCATCAAACTTGTGTATAAACAAATACCTACTTCCAAGTCTCGGCTGGATAACACTCGCATAAAGAGCGTAAAGCACCAAGACAGGCGGAATCCTTAAACAGGTTCCGTCTGACTGAAACTATCTGCATAAAGTACTTTAACTCATTTCGCTTTGCTCATTCGTTAATTAAAACAAAAAGTAACGAGTGCAAACGAAGTTACAAATGAACGTAGTTCATTTTTTAAATTAAAGGCATTCCTGCTTTTTTAGTGTTATCGATGTTGTCTTTGACTATGGCGCTGATAATCTCCATGTCTTTCTGACATAATAGGTATGCTTGATCCAAAGAGATACCACCTCGCATGTACCATACGATTCTAAGTAATTCTGTTTTTAGTGCTTCGGCTTCTGAGTCGAATTTCTTGATTAACTTAGCAATCTCTTCGTTGCTAAGGCTCAGAAGCCTTATACGAAAAAATTTGAATTATCAAACAATATAGGTGTGGTGTATTCTTTACTACATTCAGTGCATGTTGCTTTGAAATCTTCAAAGCCGTTTGTTTTCTTTTGCTCTTCTAAATGATTTTGTATTTTTGAAAATACAGTGCGTGGTGCGTTATTAATAAACTCCATGATGTGATCAGGATCATCTGTTGTACCTTGTGGAGAACTTACAACTTTAATAGTTTTAGCAATTAGCTCAACAGTGTGTACTGTCAGTTTTACAAATGCTTTTTGAAATAATTCAGTTTTTTGTTCATCATCAAGTTTCTCATCATTTACAATTCTCATTATTTTACTTTCTTCAAACTGTCTAAGAGCTTCCGTGTTCATCTCCTTATAGGTCAGAGGAGAAAAAGTTAGTGTTAAATCATCTATTTGAAGTTCTTCAGTAAAATACCACTTATTGGTTTCATCAAGTAATGGACCAAGTTGAATTGCATAATCATTAACGTGTTCACACTCTGGACAAGTACTGGTTAAGTCTAGTTCTGGTCCATAGGTTGCAATACGAATACCTACTAATATTGCATCCATATCTAGGCTAGGTACACTCCATGGATCTAAAATAGCCGGTACACAACTTCTAATAACTTCAACAGTGCTACTACCATTTAGTAGTGCATCTGGTGTTTTCATCAAAAGTTCGTCTCTGGCAGTCATTGGAAAAATTCCAATTTCTCCGTTTGGAGGTAGATCAATTGTGCCTTCTTTGTAGTATTTTCCTTTACTAGGCAGTGTAATAAACACTTCTGGCTTGCGAAAGTAGCCTAATAAGGGATTCTGCGTTTCTGACATATCTTTGCTCCGATAAATAAATGTATAACCTATATAGTATTTATCTGGGTAGATAATGAGTGTAAATTTAATAATTGATGGCAAGGACTTTGAATTAAAAGGTGCCGCAACCGAAGCGACACTAAGAGACCTTCTGGATAAAATGTCAGCAGGTAAGAATGTTGACACAAAAAATATTGAAAACTCTGGGAAAAAACTAGGAGACATGGCAAAATCTGCCGAGTCTTTTACTTTAGACCTTGATGCCGCCACTGACAAGGTAGATACTTTTAGCGAAGAATTAGATGACGCCGCGGATGCCGCTAGTAGTTTTAGTAGCAAAGCAGGCAATTTTGTCAAAAAACTCATAGATGGTGCATCACAAGTAGTTCAGTTTGGAAGCTCAACTGCTGGTGTTGGTTATAGCCTTGAAACAATGGGCAAGAATGCTGACAGTGTTCTAAGTTCATTTCCTGTAATAGGAAGTCTTTTAGGTGCGGCCGGTGGAGCAATGATTGGTCATGCCGCTAATTTGCAAGATACATTTAGAGGATTATCTAGCACTGGTGCTATGTTCTCAGATAGTTTCTTTGAACTAGAACGTGTAGCGGCTACCAGTTACCTAAGTCTTGCAGAAATGACTTCTATAGTAAGGTCAAACAGTGAAGCACTTGCCGCATTTGGTGGTAGTACAAGATTAGGTGCAAAACGCTTTGCCGAAATGAACATGGTAATGCAACAAACCTACAGAACGGAACTAAGAGAATTTGGACTTAGTGCCGCTGATTCTGCAGAAATGTTGGCCATATTCACTGCCGCGAATGCAAGAAATGCACAATTCTCTACTATGACTACTCAGCAACAAGCCGCCGCTGGTGCAAACTTTGCCAAGGAAATGACTTTACTAGCATCATTGACTGGCCAAGACAGAAAGGCTATGGCAGAAAAATTAGCTCAAGACCAGCGTAGAAGTGATGTAG